ATAATAGGAGAGTGACGATGAAATTAACTAAGAAAGACAAGGTAGCCCTAGGGCTTAAAGTTAAGGACAGGCAGGCGGGTAACACCGCCCCTGAAACCAGTCCCGTTGATGCGTTGCGCCACGATGAACGCCAACGGTTAATCCAAGAGCTAGACAGAATGTTAGCCGAAATTAATGGAGGTAAGGCATGAAAATTAAACTTAGAGCAGAAGAATGGGTCGCGTTTTACAGCGAACTGGCTGGTGAATTGACTGAAGAATTTAGTCTTGATGGTGTATGGGATGAAGACGAGTTTGGCCACCAAGTTTTTACCGAGTCTGGGCAAAACAACTATATACATATTGCAGGTATAGTTGAGGAGCACATGGAAAAATACTTTGAGAAGGTAGATATACGCATAACGCCCGAACAAGGAATAGCCAACGTGTGTGCCGAAATCAGTGGAGGTAAGGCGATTGACGATGAACACGTCGGTGCCGCTGTATCGCAGGCAGAGGTAGATACCTTGCTATCTGCCAAGACTGGTGGTATGTTTAGTGACGGAGCAGTTTCAATGGACAGCTACGGGGCTAACGATGATTGAAGAGCAACTTCAAAGGATTGCTGACGCCCTTGAAAAGCTAATTAGCATGGTCGAGGAATCACGCAATGGCGATGACGCCAGAGAAGAAAGTCAAGAGGACAGTGGCTAAACAACTAGATGACTTGGGTTGCTACTACTTCTATCCCGCTACAGGTGGGTATGGGCGTAGTGGCGTACCTGACATTGTGGGTTGTTTTGAAGGTAAATTCTTCGGTCTTGAATGTAAGGCTGGGGACAACAAACCAACGGTATTGCAGGAAAAAAACTTGTATCACATACTGGTAAACGGAGGTATCTCTGAGGTTGTGAATGAGCAAAATATGCACTACGTTGAGCAAATATTGAGGGGTGAGTATGAGCGACAAACAGACGAGGCGGGAGCGAAGTTTAGCGAAGCCGTTAAAGAAAGGTTATAAACGAAGATGCCATGGCTGTGGGCGACAGTATAAAACGGTTGCTGGGCACTTAAAACATAAAAAATATTATTGCTACTACAGGCCAGAGCAGATAGAAGCTGAACGTTTAAAGAACATTGAGTTTGAGGTTAGACAGAAGCTAGAACAGAAACGTCAAGAACATGATGACAAGGCAGAGGATCTGTGGGTAGACCCAAAACATAAACGGTGGGCGCAGGAAGGCACGATGATAGGTGGCCTTACCCTAGTAAAATATCCAGCCGAGCATGGTTCGTACCAATATAGATGGGTAAGGCTACCCGCACACGAAGAAATGGTGGCTTTTGAAGGCAACGCAGAGAAAGAAGAACCAACACTTACTTGGCGTATGAAGTTACGCGCTAAATTGTGGAGGTTCCTCCAATGGATTTGATTACGGTAGACTTCGAGACGTATTACGACAAAAAGTTTTCGCTGAGTAAGTTAACAACCGAAGAATACATACGCAACGATCAATTTGAAGTCATAGGAGTGGGGGTAAAATACAATGACGAACCGACAGAATGGGCAAGTGGGACAGAATCTGAACTCAAAGAATACTTACAATCGTTCAATTGGCAGGACAGTTGTCTTGTTGCTCACAATACCATGTTCGATGGCGCTATTCTCAATTGGGTGTTTGATGTTTGCCCTCGCGTTTATACCGATACTTTGTGTATTGCCCGTGCTTTACATGGGGTACAAGTTGGTGGCTCTCTCAAGGCACTTGCTACACGTTATGGGATTGGGGAGAAAGGTACAGAGGTGGAATCCGCGCTGGGCAAAACGCGGGCAGACTTTCAACCAGACGAACTAAGTGCATACGGTGATTACTGTATAAACGATGTAGAACTAACTCATGAACTGTTCGGTATCATGGGTGTAGAGTTTCCAAAGAAAGAACTCAAGTTGATTGATACTACCTTGCGTATGTTTATTGAGCCTACGCTATTGCTTAATGCGCAGGCACTTGACTCTCATCTACGGTTAACACTGTCACAAAAACAAAAGCTATTAAGTACTGTCAATGTTGATAAAGAAACATTGATGAGCAACGACAAGTTTGCTGATGCCCTGATGGATGCTGGCATGAAGCCCCCGATGAAAGTTAGCCCTACTACTGGTAAGAAAACATACGCCTTTGCCAAGACTGACAAAGAGTTTCAGCGTATGCTCGTAAGTAAAAACCCGTATGTAAAAGCCCTTACGGAAGCACGCCTAGGTATAAAATCCACACTTGAAGAGACACGCACGCAGAGGTTCATTGATATATCTAAGCGTGGCGCACTACCCGTGCCGATCAAATACTATGCCGCACACACGGGTCGATGGGGTGGTGATGATAAGATCAATATGCAGAACCTACCGAGCCGTGGGGGTAAGACTCTCAAGGAAAGTATATGCGCCCCCAAAGGTTATATGTTAATCGACTGTGATTCGTCACAGATCGAGGCGCGTGTGCTAGCCTGGCTATCGCACCAAGATGATTTGGTTGATGCGTTTGACAGAGGAGAAGATGTTTACAAGAAGATGGCTTCGTCAATCTATAACGTGTCAGTACAAGACGTAACCAAGGAACAACGGTTTGTGGGTAAGACAGCTATACTCGGTGCCGGGTACGGTATGGGTGCGTTACGGTTCAAAGACCAACTCAAAGGGCAGGCAGGGGTTGAGGTAGAACTTGAAGAAGCTAGACGCATCATTAATGTATACCGTGATTCTAACTGGCGGATAGCACAATTCTGGCGTGAGTGTCAGAATATGTTAGTGAGTATGAACAACCGCGAAGATGTTAGTATTGGCCGTAGCAAACTGATTAACAGTAAAGGCCACGCAGTACAGCTACCGTCTGGGTTGCTAATGCGCTACGATGGGCTAGACTGGGAACAGGGTGAGAAAGGCCAAGAGTTTAGCTATGACACTAGGCAAGGCCGAACCCGTATCTATGGTGGCAAGGTCACAGAGAACATATGCCAAGCTATAGCGCGTTGTATCATTGGTGACCAGATGTTATGGATAGCCAAAGAGTATCGTGTTGTTATGACAGTACACGATAGTATTGTGTGTTTGGTGCCTGAAGATGAGGTAGACAAGGCACAGAAATATATCGAGGGGTGTATGCGTAAAGTACCCTTATGGTGTAAAGGTATGCCACTTGATTGTGAGAGTGGTGTGGGTAAAACTTACGGGGGGTGTGAATGATGAGTAAAAATACGGGCTATCCGCCAATTGAACAAGTTACGTCAGCTACAATAAAGACCGCGCAAGCCGCGTACTACTTAAATCGTGAGCCACAAACTTTAAGAAACTGGGCGTGTTACAAAAATGGCCCACTACAACCACGTAGTGTTCATGCTCGCCTTGCGTGGTCAGTAGATGAAATTAAAAAACTTATTGGGGGTGAATGATGGATAAGATAGTAGTGCCTGACGCGGCAATACGGAAGTGGAATGCGAGATATTATCCAGAGGGTAATAGACGCAAGCCAGACAATACCGACTGCCAGCATTGCGGTGACTTGGTGTCAGAGTGGGGTTCTCCCTACTTGTTGACGTGTAATATATGCCAAGCCGAGATTGATGCTGACGACAGACACGAGGAAGAATTTTACGAATGAGTTTGACACCGTGGTCATTTAGTAAGCTCAAAGCGTTTGAGACTTGCCCCAAACAGTTTTACCACATGAAGATACTGAAAGAGTATCCACAGGTAGAGACTGAGGCGATGCGCTACGGTACCGATGTTCACCTTGCGTGCGAAGAATACATACGAGATATGAAGCCAGTACCCAAGAAGTATGACTACGTAATCCCCGTGTTAGATGCGTTAAACAGTAAACCAGGGAAGAAGCTATGCGAGTACGAGCTAGGGCTAACAGAGAACCTGGAGCCGTGTGGGTTTAAAGATGACAACGTGTGGTTCAGAGGTATAGCTGATCTAATTATACGTGACAGTGACAATAAACTGGCGTGGGTTATTGACTACAAAACAGGCAAGTCAGCGCGTTACGCGGACAAAGGACAGCTAGAGCTAATGGCTCTTGCAGTATTCAAACATTTTCCAGAGGTAGACAAGGTACGAGGTGGGTTGTTGTTCCTTGTATCGGGTGAGTTTGTTAAGGACAGCTACGAGCGTGCCGATAGTGCTACGTTATGGGACAAGTGGAACGGTAAGTTTAGTCAGATGGTTATAGCGTCAGACAAAGACGTGTGGAATCCGAACCCTAGTGGCTTGTGCCGGGCGTGGTGCGAAGTGCTAGAGTGCGCTCACAACGGGAGAAACTAATGAATTGCTGGGTATGTCAGAGTACATTAATATGGGGTGGCGACCACGATATAGATGAGGAGAGTGAGTTTTTCTGTATCGTGACTAACCTATCATGCCCTGAGTGTGGCGCCCATGTAGAGGTGTACCACCAACCGAAGGAAGAGAACGATGCCATACAAGAACCCGAAGGATAGAAAGAAACAAAAGAACCCGCCCGTGGGTAGTAAAGCTCACGAAGCACGTATGGAACGACAGCGTGCCAGACGTAAGTTTGACCGAGAGAAAGGGTACAGCAAGCGTAAAGGCAAAGACATATCTCACAACAAGTCACTTCACAATGGTGGCTCCAACAAAGATGGCTACAAGGTAGAGGACAGTGGTAAGAACCGTAGCCGTAACTATAAAAGGAAGAAAAAATGAGTAAGTTTATTAAATTGACTATTTATGGAGATGCAACTGAAATATACGTAAACATAGATCATGTCTTACAAATGTATAGAGATTCTGACTTGGTTACTTGGGCAGATGTACCTGATGATATTAACACTTGTGGTTCAGATGATGAGGAACGGCCTTACACAAGATTAGTTTACACCGATGCCGTTAAAGAAAACATACTTACCGATCAAGTAATAGAATCGCCAAAAGAAATATTAGAATTAATTAAAAATGCAAATTCATTTGGCGGTAAGGTTATTAAAGGTTCTAGGTGGAGGGAGAAAAGATGAAATTAATATACGTAACTCAAAATAATGGTCTAACACCAATAGGTACAACAGTAATAAATTTAAGCAATATGTTATGGATGGAAAGGCGTTCAAATTCATATACCAGAATTTATTTCGGTATGGGTGAAGCATCGGCGGATAGTGGTGATAATTTTGATTATATAAACGTAGACGAATCGCCACAAGAAATTGTAGAGCTTGTCGAAACGCTGTACCCGTTTGAAAAATCTTAACAATGAGAATATACGACAACAAAGCCCTTGTCTTAAACTTACGCAATCCTGGCCGTGTGACTGAGGTGATACCTAAAAGCACGGTAGTTGACGACCACCAGGTAGTAGTGAACTGGGGCTTGGATGAGGCAAAGGCGTTACGGAACATGAACATAGATGCGCCCTCACCTATCGAGGGGCGGTACGAATGGACGGGTAAGTATCCACCGTTTGACCACCAGAAAAAGACTTCTGCATTTATGACCATGAACCGTAAGTCGTTTTGTTTTAACGAGCAGGGTACAGGCAAGACAGCCAGCGCAATATGGGCGGCTGACTATTTAATGAACGAGGGCAAGATCAACAGAGTATTAGTTATCTGCCCATTGTCGATCATGGACAGTGCGTGGCGGGCTGACTTGTTTACCTTTGCGATGCACAGGACAGTTGATATAGCGTATGGCCCCAAAGCTAAACGTCGTAAGATTATAGAAGATGGCGCTGAGTTTGTGATTATAAACTATGATGGCGTGGAGATAGTGCAGGATGCCATAGCTGAAGGTGGGTTTGATTGTATTATTGTTGATGAAGCAACGCACTATAAGAATGCGCAGACTAAACGATGGAAAACATTGAACAAGCTAGTCAAACCTGACACTTGGCTGTGGATGATGACAGGCACACCAGCGGCACAGAGTCCACTTGATGCGTTTGGTATTGCTAAGTTAGTCAATCCTAAGTCGGTGCCAAGATACTACAGTACATTTCGTGACCTGGTGATGCACAAGATAACTAACTTCAAGTGGATACCCAAGGAGAACGCTACCGACACGGTGTTCACTACCCTACAACCAGCCATACGGTTTACCAAGGATGAGTGTTTAGACTTACCGCCTATGGTGTACGTTAAGCGTGAGGTTGAGATGACCCCACAGCAGAAGAAGTACTACAAAGAACTCAAGACCAAGATGGCTATGGTTGCCGCAGGTGAGGAAGTTACAGCCGTCAATGCCGCAGTAAACATGAACAAACTACTGCAAATTAGCGCAGGTGCGGTATACACAGACAACCATGAGACATTAGAGTTTGATATTAAGCACCGATACAAAGTGCTACGTGAGGTTATAGACGAGTCGAGTAAAAAAGTTTTAGTGTTTGTGCCGTTTAAACATGCCATAGATATACTGACTGCTAAGCTACGAGACGACGGTATAACAACAGAAATCATACGAGGGGATGTGTCAGCGACACAACGAACAAACATATTTAAACGATTTCAAGAGAACGATACTCCGCAGGTGTTGGTGATACAACCGCAAGCGGCGGCACATGGTATTACACTAACAGCGGCTAACACCGTGGTATGGTGGGGGCCAACCTCATCATTGGAAGTATATGCACAAGCAAACGCTAGGGTACACAGGAGCGGACAAGATCAGAAATGCACGGTGGTACAGCTACAAGGGTCGGATGTGGAGAAACGAGTCTATAGTTTGTTGGACAACCGAATAGACGTGCATACAAAAATGATAGATTTATATAATGAAATGCTTGACTAAACACGTGTAGATAGCTACACTGTACTACAAACAACTAGAATGAGGGGGAAATATGTCAGATACTGACTTAGGTAAGCTCTTGCGTGTCTATCGCAAAATACGTACAAAACGTGCGGATTTATCTGCAAAATTCAAAGAAGAAGATGGTGACTTAAAGGAACAGCAAGACACTATCAAACAAGCCCTACTAAAACACTGTGAGGACAATGGTGTCGAGAGTGTACGCACGCCCGACGGTTTGTTCTATCGCACGGTGAAAACCCGCTACTGGACAAGTGATTGGGGATCCATGCACAAGTTTATCATGGAGCATGAGATACCTGAGTTCTTTGAGAAAAGACTCAACCAGAAGCACGTCAAAGAGTTTTTAGAGGAGAATCCAGATGTAGTCCCACCAGGATTAAATGCGGATTCTGAATTTGTAATAACTGTGAGGAGTAAGTAATGAAAATTTTACGTATTAAAGAAGTGGCAGACTTAACGGGGCTTTCCCCTTCGTCTATATATAAACAAGTTCGTTTAAACGAATTTCCCAAGAATATTCAGCTCACAGCTCGTGCCACGGGTTGGGACAGTCGTGATGTTGAGGAGTGGATAAGTAATAAGATAAACGAAAGTAAACTTGTAAATGGAGAACAAAATGACGAATGAAAGTCCCTTTGTGACGTCAGAAGAGGTCGCACAGTATTTTAATGTAGAAGTACAAACGGTACGTCGTTGGATAAAGCGCAATACCATACCACCAAACTCTTATATCAAGACTGGTAATGAATACAGGTTTGATTTGGAGCGAGTCAAGGAAGGATTGTTTGCTAACAATGAGTTAGGTAATGATCCCAAGGTAGATGTGTTTGATCTTGATGAGGATATTTAGGTGCGCCGAATTAGCATACGTGGGGGTACGTTTTCTTACCACGGTGATAGTGTAAACCTTGTTATAGTGAACGCGGCCAAGGTATCGCGTGCGTATTTTGCTGACGAGTTTGATGTCGATAAAACAGTGGCACCAACATGTTGGTCAAGTAACACACAGACACCCGACCCCGCAGTACCTGGAGAGCAGGTGCAAGCTAGACGTTGTATGGATTGTAAACAAAACGTCCGTGGTACGTCTGGGTACGGTAGAGCCTGCCGGTTTTTACAACGGTTGGCAGTAGTAGTGGAGGATAATTTAGAAGAAGTTTATCAGTTGCAGTTGCCAGCGACTTCTATTTTTGGTAAAACAGTTGGTGGTGGTATGCCCTTGCAAGAATACGCAAGACATCTACACAGCAACAACACTTCAGCTACGACAATACTGACCAAGGCTTATTTCGATAACAACAGTAGCGTGCCGAAAGTATTGTTTAAACCAATACGTACGTTGGAAGAACATGAAGTGGCTGTGGTGGCTGACCTTATCGACCATCCAGATACTCGTGCCGCAATAACCTCTGTTGAAAAACAGAGCGCGAACCCGTCACCCTTCGATTCCGTCGAGGGTTACGCTTACAAATAATCCATTCTTAGGAGAATGCGCAATGAAACACGTAATAAATGATGTAGAAGTAATGTACCCACGTATCAACCAGACTTATCGGTTTGACAACACAGAGAACCGCTCTATCCCATGTGACCCTCTTGATGATGGCGCCGCATATGAGATGTCATTTCGTATGGACACAGACCAGGCTAAGGCTTTGTTCAAAGCCATGAGTGCCGCGTACAAAGAAAAGCGCGAGGACAAATGGCCTGAGAAGCTAGAGATGCCGTTTAAGAAAGACGACGACGGTATGTTTATTGGTAAAGCTAAACTGAAAGGTGCGTATGGCAAAGACGTTACGCAGAAACCACGTCAGTTTGACGCCAAAAACAACAAACTACCCGATGATTTTAAACTAACCACAGGTAGCACAGCTAACATAGCGATTGTGTTTGTACCTTACAACATGCGTGACCACGGTGTATCACTACGGTTGTCTGCTGTACAGGTTACTAAATACGCAGAACCTAAAGACAGTGGCTCACCATTTGGCGCTGTTGATGGGTTTACTTCAGAAGATGCTAGTCCGTTTGATTCTAACATATCAGATGATGGCGACGACATCTTTGAAGAAGAGCCTGCACCTGAACCCGCACCCAAAAAAGTTGTGAAGAAAAAAGCAACACCCAAACCAAAAGACAAACAAGAGCTTAGTTCTATCGTTGATGATTGGGACGACGAGTAGCTCTAGCTTGGCCGTGGGGTTAATAGCCTCACGGTATTTTTTGGATTGGGGGGAGCTTAATGAACACAAGAGAGTTTTTATCGGAGGTGCTCGCCGAGGGTAGTTACTACTGCCTTCTGGCGTTACTTAACGGTAGTGAGGGGCGCAGACAAACTTTTTACGATTCCATAGATGATCTCATTGAGGCCGCGTATGAGTATGACGCGGGGGGCTGGGATGCTTATGTTGCTATGGGTACGTTCGCAGAGAAAGGGTCACGCACACAAAAAGCCGTACAAAATGTTAAGGCGTTTTACTTTGATCTTGACGTCGATCCAGACGACGATAAGAAGTATGCGTCGCAAGCCGAGGCATTGCATGGGCTACGTAGTTTCTGTAAGGATTTACAGCTACCTAAACCATTGATTGTCGATTCTGGTAGGGGGGTACATGTACACTGGCCATTGGCTGAGAGTGTGGAACGTGAACGTTGGGAAGTAGTAGCTAACCGACTGAAATCGCTGACAAAAGAAAAAGGTTTGTTAGCTGACCACGCAGTAACGTCAGACTCCGCCAGGGTGTTACGTATACCGAATACACACAACCACAAGACAGACCCGCCTATACCCGTAGAGTTTATGTACGCTAAGGCTAAGCCTGTTGATGTTGGTGAGTTCGCTGAATTGCTTGGGTATGAAACGATACCAGTCCCCACAGTTACCAGTGGTACTAACGCTGTTATGGACGCATTGATTAGTAATCGAGAGAGTAGTTTCGATGACATTATAGCTAAGTCTCGTGACGGTAGTGGGTGTGAACAGCTACGTAGAGTAATCGACGAACCCAATACACAAAGCGAACCTGTATGGGTATCTGCTATGTCTATAGCAAAACATTGCAGTGATGCTGGCAGAGAAACAGCGCACGAATTGTCTCGTGGTTACGAAGAGTATGACCCTGACGAGACAGACACTAAATACGACAATATAAAGTACCCACATACCTGCTCTACGTTTGACGACCGTGTAGAAGGTGTGTGTATGGACTGCCCTAACTGGGGCAAGGTTAAGTCACCAATTGTATTAGGTAGCCGAGTCGCCGAAAGTGGTGAGGTAGTAGTACAAGAAACGGCTATAGATTTACCTAATGCGCCGGTGAAAGAATACACAATACCCACTTACCCAGAGCCGTACTTTCGTGGTAGGAACGGTGGGGTGTATATACGTACGCAGGACGCAGAAGGCATTGTTGATGAGAAAGCCATATATCACAATGACTTGTATGTTATGCGGCGTTTGAAAGATATAGAAGTTGGGGAAGCTATTGTTATGCGGTTGCATCTACCCAGAGATGGGGTACGTGAATTTACGGTGCCACTGACAGCAGTAACTTCAAGAGAAGAATTTAGAAAGGCTATGTCAAAAGAAGGCGTGGCCGTCAGCAAAATGGATGAACTTATGCGATATACAACTGATTGGGTAAACGAGCTACAAGCAAACTCTACCGCAGATACAGCGCACCGAGAGTTTGGGTGGACAGACGAGAACTGTACGTCGTTTGTACTGGGTAACACAGAAGTCACGGCAGATGAGTTGAAGTTTAACCCGCCCTCTGCCCCCACTGCCGCGTTGTTTTCGGCGTTTGAGCCAAGAGGCACGTTAGAAGGCTGGAAAGAAATGGCAGAGTTTTATAACCAACCAGGCATGGAAATGCACCAGTATGTAATGGGCACCGCGTTTGGCTCGGCTTTGATGGAACTCATGCCAGTACAGTGTGCGGCCATACATATATTTAGTAAAGACTCTGGGTTAGGTAAAACCACAGCTATGTTAGCCGCCGCGTCTGTGTGGGGCACTCCTAGAGAGCTTATGTTGGATAGAAAAGATACGCACGCCAGTAAGATGAACCGCGCTGAGATATACCATAGTTTACCGTTTCTTGTAGATGAGGTTACAAACGCCAAGGGTGATGAGCTATCTGACTTGTTGTATCAGCTATCGTCTGGGCAACAGCGGGCACGTATGTCCAGCGGGTCAAACCAAGAACGCACCAGGGGCAGACCTTTCGCATTTAGCTCTGTACTGTCTGGCAATACAAGCATTGTTGAATCTGTGGGTGTTACTAAGAATGCGCCGAAAGCAGAGGCACAGAGGATATTAGAATGTCCCGCAAAGAAGATGCACTTTGCCAGTAAGAAAGTAACCGACGACTTCGCTAGGTCTGTTGAGGAGCACTGTGCGCACGTAGGTATACCCTACATACAGTTCGTAATTAACAACTTAGCAGAAATAAAAATAGCTTTAGATAAAATACAAACACGTATAGACACAAAAGCGGGGCTGTCAGCCGAAAATAGATTTTGGTCTGCTGGGGTAGTTACAAGTCTGGCAGGGCTTATCATAGCTAAAAAGCTAGGGTTTATTACCTACGACCTAAAAAACCTAGAAATTTGGACTGTTAAGTTACTTATACAGAACAAAGAAGCTATGGTTGAAATGGACACTCCCGTAGAACAATTACTAAACGAATTCTTTAATGAGCATTTTGCCAGCGCGATATGGATAAACAGCACACAAGACTTACGGAAAGGGGACGATGGCGGCCTTAATAATTTAGTTATACCTGACATGATGCCCAAACGAGATGTACTTGCCTACCGGTATGAGCATGACATTGGACGTGCGTATATCGTACCAAAAACACTTAGGCTCTGGTGCGCTAAACAGCAGATAAACTACGCTCAAATGGTGACTGATCTACAAGAAAATATGAGCGCAAAGAAACACAGGGTAAGGCTGTATCGAGGTACTAAACTGGATCACGGGTCGCAACCCTGTATTATCGTAGATTGTAAAGTAGATAAACCCGACGAGGTTTTACATGGCGATGGGAGCGTTGAGGACGTATGACATTGCTCCCGATGGGGTAAGAATCGTCATTGATTGGAATAAATTTGCCGTAGGATCGTCTATGTTTATACCATGTATAAATACTACTGCGGCTGTACGACAAATAACCACAATAACCAACGATAGGTTACAACAAATTACAACTAAAATAGTGATAGAAAATGATATTTTAGGGGTTCGCGTTTGGCGAACTATGTGATATAGTTTGTGCTGTGGTAAGGTTTTATCGAATTTCCCCTGCCATAACTCTCCAAGCTCCAGCCCCTTACTATTGACCCCCCTCATTCAGTCGGTAGTAAGGGGTTTTTATAGTAAGTTATCTGGCAACAATGATATTCCATCGTCCCATTCATCACGCTTCATCCGTAACGCATCTCGGTTCATAGAGCTAATTAACACACCGTTCCACATTTCGGTTGATGTTTTTGCATGTTGCATCATAGATTTCTCTATTGTATCTGCGGTGATACCCGCCTTACCTAAACCGTGACGGCTGTTAAACTTAACTATATCTTTCATTATACCCTGCGACTTCTCCCAGTCTCCTACTCGTACGGCCACGTAGTAGTTTCTTAGTAGATTAGTGCGCTCCCTGGATATTGCGTTGTCTATGTTCTTCAACGACATTTTTTGTTCGTTAGCTCTGGTGTATTCTGACGGGGCAAAGCCAAATGTTTGAAACGCCAAGTCCCCTACACTCCAGTCAGTATATACCGGGTCACCCCGACGAGTAAGTGCGCCCTCTCTGGGGTAGCGCACGGTGCCGCGATACAAGTTACGTACCGCTGTTGGCATAAAGCCTTCTACTCCACGTTCAACGTTACCGTTTTTAAAATCACCTATGGCGCGATCAAATGTTTTAGCCACACCCCCTGCCGGGCCAGCTAAATAGAACCACAACTGTTCTTCTAAATTAGCGTCTGGATTAAACCGATTGAACTGAAATAATAATTCTGACAACGAGGCACGCGACGCGTAATCTATACCTGTCAGTGCAACTATCGGCCCTTTATACCCAAACTCAGTTAAAAATCTACGCGCTAATACATCAGCGTCTTCTTCATCATCACCAAGGAAAAGGTTAGCTACAATACGATACACAGCGTACAAGGGCATTGCCTGTGCGCCCGCTACTACCAAAGCCGCACCGTGAATACCAACTAACTGTTTAAACGCTATATCTGATTCTTTCTTACCTGTGTTCTGATCTACCTTACTACCAAAACGAAAATCATAATAACGTTTAGCGGCTTCAAATAAGTTACCGTACACAGTAAGCCCGTAGTTTTTATACATCAGAGCTACACTAAGGAAGTCACCTTGCGCAAACCGTGCGCCAGTCTCTGCGGTTGTACCACCATTTAGTTTTTGTGTCGTGTATACAGCGTTTTCGGCGGCCTCTTTTAACTCTTTTGCAGTTAGCTTTTTAGCGCCCGGTTCATTTATTCCAGTCTCTAATAAAAAGTTAGCAATGGCTGTGGTCTGCCTGGTGCGAGTATCCATATAGTTAAACCAATACGCACTTGTGCCCGTCAACTCATCGAGTAATGTTTTCTTTCTACCCATTTCGTTAACGTCTAACTCTGCTGACAAGTAAGAACTTGTAAACAAATCTCTGTCTTTCATCTCTTGGACAAGTGGTTGCATGGCTTTAACCATGGTTTCAGTTTCTTTGTTAGGGAATTTTAAATCTTTACGTAACACGTACGTTGTCTCGCCAGTCTTCTTATCTATCTCTCCTATAAAGTATGTATCTATACCCTCTACAAAATCATACTCAACACCAAACATTTTCGGTGCATCTATATCTACTTCAGTCCCTGCTAATGTTTGCTTCTTACGTTTCTTATCGGTAGTTTTACCAGCGTTCATTAATTTGCCAGCGTCAGTTATGGCTTTACCTGTCTTACCGTAGCCGTATTTACCGGCTAACCATGGGTATACAATGAGAGGTAAATGTGACAGGTTAATTATTGACGATGATACGTTAAAACCAATGGTGTAAAAGAACGCTGTCCTACGCAAAAAATTAGAAAGTCCGCCACGCCTAGCATTTTTGCCAAACTCCATGCGTAAGACTAAATCCTCAACCATATTATCTACAGCATCTTGCATCCTAGCGTCAGTGGTAAATTTTTTGTATTGTTTCCGCACTGTGTCAAGTTCAGAGCCTATTGTGTTAAACTCAGTTGCCATCTCTAATTGTATAATTCGTTTACCGAACTCTGGTATTTTTCTGCCAGCAACATAAGCAAAGTTTTCGCGTGTGCCTAGCGGCGTTTCTTGCCCTAGAAAACCTGGCGTGCCTTTTCGTTTCTGTAGCATCTTAGCAAACGCAGAGCCTGGCATTAACTCTATGTACGCCATAATAATTTCGTCTTGTTGTTCTTTTGGCACTTTAGCTTTAGTAAGATTTGTTATTAAATCACCTATAAATCCGGAAGATATATTCTTACTTTTAGTAAAAGAAAATGTCCCATCATCTTTAGTTGATTCAAACCCAGCTATCTCAGCTGTTTCTTTACCGTCTTTATCTACCACACGTTTAACTTTATCGCTGTTCTGTAATTCAAGTATGGCCTGCTCCATGTCATATCTTGTTTTAAAGAATTCTACATAAGTATTACCAAATATAGGATCAACGTATTGGTCTTTTACTTGGTACATTAAACGGTAATCGCCCTCTCTAAAGAAAGGTACGTACGGATCTATAATACCTGACGGAAATAGTTTTTCATCTACTAACTTGGCGAGTTTACTTCTTGTCTTAGCGTCTACGGTAACTTCGCCTGTGTCTATATCTATTGATTCTTTTATCGCAGTCTCAACGTGCGCTCGTAATCTGTTTATTAGCACGTTGTAGTTACCCAATATTTCTTTGCGGTAGTCTTTTTGTACCTTAGACATCTTAGCGTAGTCACGCTTTAATTTTTTGTGTATATCTCTTTTAAGTTCTGAACTTTCGTCGTCTGGATCTACACGCTCATCAGGGTCGTAGTAAGTATCTGCCATGTCTACATTAACGTTAGTCTGACTTTCACGAGACATAAGCTGATCTATTTTTTCTAAGTCCGTGTCCCCCATTTTGTTTGTGTATTCTTGTAGCTTTAGGTTCATGGCTTCGGTGCTTTCTATTAACTTACCGACTTTACCGCGTTGAGTTTCAAACGCTAACCGCAACCTTTCAACTGCATCTCGTAGGCGATATTGTTTTTTGCCATCGCCATCGACGTAGGCAAACTTTTCATTTTGTGATAGCTCTACCATAAAGTGCATAGGCGCCGCGCCGTTACGTATAAGATCAAACAAATCTCCCACTTTGTATTTGCCGTTGGTAATAAAACTCATAAACTTATCGACAACTTGGTTAGACTCTTTTTTCGTTATGGGTTTCATGGCATCGCCGATTGCACCAAACAACTTGTTTAAGGCCGGTACTTTGGTTTCGGGTCTAGTAAACGAGAACAGTGGTGCGGCGTCACTCGTACCAGGCGGCGCTAGTATTTGACTAATTAACGCATCTGTTTTGTTTGCTAAGTTCATACCCAGTAGATCACTTCGTGCGTCTACTCGAATTATAGGTTTAGGTGTTTTACCTGCCATGGTTCTAAGGATGTTAGCAATTGAATTAAAGAACGATTCAAGTGCGTTTATGTACTTGTTGCCCTGTGTTTTTATTTGCACATTAGCTAAAAAGTTTTTGTAATTTACATTACTAAATGCTTCTGCAACAAACTCGTCAACATCAGTTGCGCCGAATATGCTAGGGGAATAGTCTTTGACTGTCTCAAACAAAGTCATTAGTTGTCTAGTAACTGGGTGTGATTTGTTTGCTAGAATTTTGTGAGTTGCCGCATGTGTCATTTCATGTAGCACAGTTTGTGTGTTTACAGTGCCGTCTGACTTAGGTATTACTATGATAGTGTTTTCCATACCAAGCTGACGACTAGAGTCTGAGGCAGGTAAGAACACACCGCCGTCAAACTTACCGTATTGTTTAGTTAACTTCTCTACAACTTTCTGTGCGTCTGGATCCTTGTCATTGGCAACGCGTATATTAACTCCATCAGAGTACACCGATAGCTTTTGGGCTATAGTTTTTATAACAGGGTTTTTAGTTGTATTTATAATTTCATTGAGCACGCCGCTTATTTCGTTCTTCCCTGCGCTTTGCATAGCTGGCTTGCTGATAGGGTCAATGAGGCCAGTTTCTTTGTTAGAGTAAAAATTTGGATCGTTAGGCCCACCCTCTACATCATCTGGAGTTACTTCTTTTGTTAGTGTAGAGACGCCTGCTCCTTTTCCTCCATCAGTGCGTGCAGTAGCACCACCAGTTGCTTCCACTGCGTCCACTGTAGATGCTTTAGCTTTGGTGGCGGTGCTTTTCTTTCGTTTTCTGTCCACTCGTTTATTGTCTTTAGCGCTAACTCTACGTCGTCCTTGTCCAGATTTAGCACGCTGTCCGGTTCCAGTTTCATCGGTAGTCTCCTGTTTTTCAAACGGAAATTTTCCGTAGTTAGTGCCTTTCTTGCCCTCTGCATTAGGCGCTAATGACTCGTCCCTAATATCCGTAGGTATAAGTGGTATGTTTAAATCTATTTTACCTGAACCTATTTGTTTAGGTCTTAGGTTTTTTTGCACAACTTTCCAAGGCTGACCTTCGTTTAACTGCTGTTCCATTCTTTCTAATTTGTTTAAATCATCTTGGTACGCTTCTATCTGTGCGTCATCCCCCAGGGTGCTACCGAACGAGCCTTTTACGGGCTTACCAGCTTTAGTTGTTTGTGGTTTTTCTAACCCCTGTATAACTGTTTGAAATTTTTTCTTTGCATCCGCCACCCACGCGGCGGCTTTTTCAGATTCTGGCGCAACAGTTGTTTTTTCTACTACTGGTTCAAGGTCTGTTGTCTTTAAAACTGTGCGTTTACCTTCCATTGACATAGGAGATACAATACCGTCTTTTTCCAGGCGCTCCATAATTTCAGACGCTTGCTTAAAACCAATTTTAAACCTGCGTTGGATTGCAGATATACTAGGTTTATTTTCTTCTCTTACAAAAGATAATGCTTGACCATAGAAAAAAGGATCTTCAAAGGAAGGTACGTACGACTCCATTGGCCCGCCTACCTGCTCAGGCGCTGGAGTGACATTTGTTTTAGGTACGGATGCACGAACTACAATATTGCCGTTCTTTGCGCGTTTATCAAGTATATTTTCTTTACGCATTCGAGAAACAATGAGGTCTACTTCACTTGCATCTGTTTTAAGTTCGTTTTGGATAGCGTCTTTTGTTACTGTTTCTTTGCCTTTAACAAACGCAACGGCTTTATCGTACGTTCCTTTATCTGCCTCTGTTGTTGCTTGGTTTATTGCTTGTTGTGATCGTTCGGCTAAAGTAGTCTCATCAAACCCGGCAATAGCTTCGTTTACTTTTTTAGGGTCAACCGGTTTTTCTTCGGGCGTTTCTTCGGGCGTTTCTTCTTTTGTTTCTTCGGTTGGCGGTGTTACAACAGCCTCTTCAGCTTCAGTACCTGGCTCAGTTGGCGGTGTTACTGTTGCCTGTGTTTGTGCTCCCTGTACGTCAACAGTTTCGGCAGTGTCAGTTTTTGCATCCCCAACTTTAGCTTTCTTAGGTACTCTTCTGTAGAACAAGTCAGTAAAGAACTGTACAAACGCGCCAACCTCACCACCAATTAATGCTTCTTCAGCAACACCAAGATCAAGTAGCTCACGTTTAGGATTGTATACACCTTTCTCAATTAAGTTTTGTAAGATAGCGGCGGTCGCTTCTTGCGCACCTTCATAACCACCAGCTATACCTGCGCGGTATACTCTGTCTTTAAAGCTATTGACCCCCTGCGGCCCCATCTTAGAGTTTAAGCTCTTCATAATGGGTAGTTCAAACTGTTTGGGGAATATCTTACCGAGTGGGAGAACTTCAGTAACGCCAACGAGTGCGCCACCTAATGTTGATATAGCACGTTCACCAGGAGTGGCGTCTTGTGCTCTGGCCCTTTCTCTTGCTTCACCTGCCCCTGCACCTACACCTAATGTACCGGCAGTGCCTAATGCGGCGGCTTGCTGTGCTTTTGCACCCTTACCAAGTAATTGAGCACCTTTCGCGGCGGCGCCACCTGGTACAGCAAATGAGGCAAACGAACCTAACCCTTCACCAAACTTACCTAACTTAGAAGTGGGATCTATATCTGGACGCGCCTTCTCAGCGGCGGCTTGTATTCTCGCACGCGCATTATTTTCAGATTCTTCGTCAAGTAAAGACGCCAACCCCAGCGCGGTAGTTTCGGCAGTGCCTACAATACCTCTACCAATACCACGAGTTAAATTACCAACTGCGCCGTAGTCAGGTCTTGCGTTTACGGGTTGCATTTGAGGGACGCGCATTTCCCTATTTAAAACGTCTTGCAATACAGCGGCGTCTTCCACATTCCCTGCACGTTTGTGGGATTCTATTGCCTGTGCTATCTCTTGTAACGTAGCCATGTATTATGTTGCCGGTGCATTGGCAAGGGCTTGTTGCGCCCGTTGATCTAACGATACCCCTTGTGTAGCAGGTAAGCCCATTACATCGCCCAATGCTCGCAGTACGGCTTTCTCTTGGTCTGCTATACCTGTTACACCCTCCATAGCGGCTATCTGCACCAATACCATTTGTTTTGCTTGTTCAAGAGCGGCTATGGCTTTTTCATCACCACCCATTGCCTGCATCTCTAATAATTTTATGTTAGACGAATCGTAAATTAGTTTTGCGATATTAGCTTTTGCTTTTTGTAAATCTGTTGCGTACTGTCGCAAGTTACCCATTTTACTTACGTCACGTGTGGTCAAGTCTTTAAGCTCAGTCGCCCACATTTCTTGGTCTGCTAATGCTTTATCATACACTTGTTTAAAGTCGGCCTCTTCTTGTGCTTTTAACGCTCTTAACGCTGATTGAGAACCACCTTCTAAGTTAGCGGCCATAGTTTCAAACTTATCAGTAAACGACCTTTCACCACGTTCTGGAAGCGTAGGTTTTCTTGCCATTAACATCTCGCGCTCTGTCATTTGCGGTGTCATTGGCGCTGACGGCCCTTGTCCTTCAGGCATTCCTTGGGGCGCTTGTCCTTCTGGTAAAGGATCGGTAAGCGCGTCTAAACCTAACATACCTGCCCCCGCTATACCGGCTGTAGTGCTCATTCTACCCAGATCGCGTTGACGAGGTATAGGCTCTCCTTTTTTTAGAAACTTCGCCGCCCCTGTTGGTGTAGCCGTTGTATATTGTGCGCCTCTTTTAGAAGTTTGGACAGGCACCTTTTTGCTATAAGTTTTCTGTAGGAGGTTTTTTGCGCCGCTCATTAGTCCAGGTGCCCCCGCCCTAGCCGCACTAATTCCACGCCCTATCGGATGTAAAGATGCCGCACCAAGTGCCACTGTGCCCAACGACTGTAGTGGGTTTTCTGCTACATACTCAAGCCCACGACGAAGCATACCTTTCTCTTTCTTGCGTGGGTCTTCTATATCTACATCACCCCCTGCTTGAAATCGTGCTAGTCCACCACGCGCCATAGGCGCACTAGGTGGCATACCTCCAGGCATACCGCCAGGCATAGGGGGTTTACCTCCGGGCATAGGCATACCGCCGGGCATAGGGGGTTTACCTCCAGCCATTGCAATACCGCCAGGCATAGGGGGTTTACCTCCGGGCATAGAAAGCTGTGGGCCAGCCGCCTGTTTTAGCATACCGGCTAATCCTGGTGGTTTACCTTGCGGCATACCCTGCCCTTGTTGTTGCGTCAAAGCATTTTTCATCATGCCTTTTTGGGCTTTGCTTTGCGCAAGTTTACTTACATCTTGGCCAGTCTGAGCATTACCTTTTACCTGCTCCATCGCCGCCATCAGTACATCTTCAGCGGTTTGCTCTATAACCTTTTTCTCTTGCGGCATTTTAACTGCTTCTATCTGCCGTCTAGCCGCATCTAAACCGTCTTTTACTATTTGTAAGGCAATGGCATCGTCTTGTTTCATACCTTTGCTTTGCTTAACTTGCGCTTCTAATTTTTGTTGGCCACCAGCATTCATATTCCCGTCAGCTTTTTTATCAACGGTGTCCATAAAATTAGTCATGTTGTTTATCATAGCCATAATTTATACCCTACTATACTTTTTCTATGAATGTTGGAGCGCCGTCAGTGCCAGTGCCTATTGTATATACAGTACCCGTAGTAGGGTCGGTATACTCGTTAGCATTGTTACCACCCAACAAATTACTAAACAGCCCTGTGTTAGATAGTAACTGAGACAAATCACTTGGTTGACTAAACACACCCGACTTGGACGCTACAGGCATACCGTCTAGTAAGTCCATTAAATACTGAGGAACTTTCTGTTGATAGTCACGTTGATCTTCAAACTGAGTTCTATCCGTGTCAATGTTAGTTTGCAGTATGTCGCTTTGTGTTTTACCTAAATCGGCTTGCTTCTGTATAGCATCTAAACCAAACTGTCTGTCTTCACCGAACTGTGATCTAGCATCGTCAAACGCTTTCTCGTACCCTCTAGCACGAATGTCAGCTAATGTGTTCGCCGAATCTCGTGTGCCCATGGCATCTAGTATAGCCTGTCGTGAACCACCGAATGATCCTGCCTGTGCCATACGTGCCGCGTTGTCACGTTGTTGTATAGCCGCACGCTCTTGCTCTGCGCGTATCTGTGGTTGAAGCGCCTGCTGTGTGTAGGGGTTCATCATACCTGTCAGTTCGTTTTCATCTAAATCACCGAACCCACTAGTATCTATATTACTCGCGGCTTCAAACGCTTGGTCTTGTAGCCCAGACGTTCCCGCCGATATAATACCTGGTTGGTCTACGTTACCTTCTGCATCATAAGTGGCGCCGTAGCCAGCGTAGGCTTCAAAAGGCTGATTAGCCGCATCCATACCCATACCAAGCGCAGTGCTTATATAATCACCAAAAAATTCATTAACACCACTTTCTGTACCCACTTGCGTACCCGCTGTAGCGCCGGTAGTACCGCCTCCTGTGTTAAATCCTTTTACTGCGCCGCCTTGATTAAGTGTTGCAAGGCCGCCTTGTGCGTACCGACGTTTTTTTAGACTACCTAACATACCTTCACCATTAATTTTTTCAGCTTGTCGCTCAGTGCCTGTTGCTTCTTTACGTACGTCACGCATGAAGTCATCTAGTATTCTAGCGCCCGCTTCAGTGTTGCCGTCACCTAGATGCGCAACGACGTCCGCTGTCAATACAAACTCACCGTCGCTCAGTGCCGCAGGTTGCGAGCCTTCAATGCTAGCAGGTATCGCGTCGTCCTGGCCTTTGGTGTCTCCACCTAAAAACCCACTGTACATGTTAACAGGTTTACGTTTTCTTGCTTCTACTTCGCTACCCATACTAAACGATGCAAGACCACCTTTAGCAAGTCTACCCATCATACCACCAACAAATGGTGTCGAACCTGGAGGGCCACCACCAGCTACACCACCAATACCACTAAACTCGCCGACACCCGCCGTTCTATCTGCGGTGTCTCCTGCCGCCCTAACAGCTTGCGTTTGCGCCGTTTGTTGCACAGGTTCTGGCGTATCTGCAAACATTTGTGTAAAAGGGGTGGCTGTGTTAAACCGCGCAGTTGTAGCGGCAGGATCACCCTCAATACTATTGTCAACGTCAGGCATAATTCTTGACCTATACGCGCCAGTATCTCTATCGTATACAAGCCCTGCAAGCCCTGCGGCTTGGTCTTTAGCTCCTAACTGTGCGGCCTCTAGGTTTGTGTAATACTCTGCGGGTCTAAATATTCTACCTTGGTCGTCGTATTGAAACTCGTCAGTTTGGTACAGCGTACCTGGAGTTTTGGCTTCTAACAAATACCCTTCGTCATCAAACTCTGCACCAAGATTAAGTTGTTCGCCCAATCTAAAATCGTCTGTTAGTATTTCACTACCGGTTAAAGCATCAAATTTTGCTTGATCTAGTATCTCTCTACCCGTAGCAGGATCGCGGGCCAAAGGATTAGTTACCGTGTCACCAAACCCTGTGTCACCCTCTTCGAGCGTAGGATCTACAAGCACTTGCTCTGGTATAACATCACCAAGTATTGGGTTTTCTTCCGCTATGCCTGTTATCTTGTCCGTATATTCTGTTTGGCGGTCGGGGCTGTATATTATGCGACCATCTGCTGTGTAACCAAACCCAGCGGCTGTAGGATCGGCGTCCATCTCCGCCTGCGTGTATTTTTTACTACCCGCAATTTCTTGATTGTATCTATCTGACCCGGCAACACGCGCACGTTTTTCGTATACATCATCGGTATCGCCGGCTTCTGTTGCCGCAGTTTTTACGGCATCACTTAATTCATCAGGGTTTTCTACGTAATTAATATCAGAGAAGTAACGATTGGCACGGGCGCCACGTAAAAGATCAGACCTATTTGGCGCTACCATATTTGTGCCAGGAACGCGCTCTCTAACAGCCGTTATATCTTTGATCTTCCCCTGGTAACCAACTGGAGGAGACACGGGTTGGAGTTTATCGCCCGCAAGATACCCTAACCCAGCCGAGGCTAGAAAATTTGCGCCCTCCCCACTAAGTAACCAGTCAGTGCCTTTTTCAAGTCCGTCAGCGGTTAAATCTTTTAACCTGCCTCCAAGGTCTGACCAAAAATCTGGGTCGCCCTGCACGTTCTTTTTGCTCTCGCTAACGACGGGTTGGTCTTGAAAAAAAGAAAACCCACCAAAATCTATACCGTCAAGAAAATTACCTTGTTGTACCCCTGGGCCGTAGTAAGCCATTATCCAATCTCCTCTAGCAACGCTAGTAACTCATCTGTTTCATTTGTTATCAACCCACCTGTAGCCGCCGCTTTTTGTCTAAATCCACCATACGGGCTGACCGCCGCTTTCTGTGCGGCTACTTCTGGGGTACTAAATATTGTTGAGAAGTCATACCTTGGCCCCATTTCGGCAAGCTCAGGTTCTTCTTGTTTCATTTGCTGTTGAGGGGGCTGTGAGGCCGCAAGTGCGGTAAGTAACTGTTTTTGTTCCGCTTCTTGTGTAGCTAACCTTTGTGCATTGATTTGGGTCTGTAAATTTATGTTTGTTTGCGTCTGCGCGTCTATCTCTGTTTGACGAGCTATCTCCGCTAGTCTATCTTGTTCTCTTTCATATGCAAGTGTATCAAAAATACCAGTATCTGCAAATTGTGAGGTAGGGTCAATACCTGCAACATATTGATTATATTCTGCGTCCTGCCCAGCGTAAAGTTGGTCAAGTAAGTTTTTGTCGTCTACATTAATAAATCCATCGCTATTTACGTCATATAACCCTAAATTCGTTGAGTCGTAAGTAGGATCTTGTACACCAATGTTGCCCTGTATTATATTATTTACATAGTCAATATCTTCTTGTGTAACTAACTCAGCAGGTTTACCAATTACGTCACTTACAATTCGTTGTATATCAGTTGCATCGCCAGTAAAGAACCCTTGCTCGCCAATATAATTTTGTATTTCGCCTTCTAAGGTATCCAGATCACCGCTGGTAGGTAGCCCTAACCCACCAATATAGGTCGATATAGCAGTCCCTATCGCGTCAGCATCCAGCCCTTGACCCCGTAACGAGTCGATTTCGGCGTAGATACCAGTTGCTGGGGTTACTAAGACAGGGTTACCGTCTAGGTCTGTTTCCGTATCACTGTATACCGCAGGTGTGCCAAACTGATCCAATATACCTCTGTAGCGCAGGTCAGCTATATCAGTTGGTGTAAATGTAGGCGCTTCTGGAGTAAAGCCCATGTAGTTTTGTATATCTTCATCGGTCGGATTTACAACACCCTGCGCTATTAGTAAATTCCTAGCTTCGGTTTCGTCTGTTGTAAGATTCCCGACCCTATCTGCAAGCGCCTGGTTCTCTACGGTGTCTACATATTGACCAGTTAATTCTGCGTCAAGTAGCTGTTGGTCTGTTATTATGTAGTTATCTTGGTCGTCTCTAGCGTACGCATCTACACCTGCTACGCCATCTAACGCGGCGCGTGCCTCATCAGCAGTTACGTAGTTTTCGTTCACATAAGTTTCTATGGTGGTGGGTAGCCCAGTATCGTCAATTAAACCTGTAAACGGTAACAAATCTGTGGGGGCTTCAAAGTAAGTATAGTTACCAAATTCAGTGGCTACTTCGCCAGGATCAATAAAGAACGGGTCAAGTAATGGGTCTTCAACGCTATCGACTAGCGCGGCTTGTGTAGCAGGCACGCTACCTGTTCTATCTTGATCGACGGTTAACGCCGTAAGTAAATTATTATATTCAGGGTGATCTGTAGGCACCCCAACATTCGCTAACGCAGTAGCGGCTTGTGTTGAAGTAAACCTTCTGTCGCCTACCCACGCCGTGCGCCCTGCGGCATCTAAGTCTGCTACAGCCGCTATGTCTGCATCAGTTGCGTTTAACCAACCAAAATTAGTTTCTAAATCAGCCGCAATTGCTTGTTGTGTTGTGTTTCTGTTGTTGGTTTGGAAGTCAGCCGTTAGCTCATCTAGCGCAGTAGTGTCGTTCCAGGCAATACCACTAGAGTCAAAATTAGCTATTTGTTCTGCGGAGTACCCTAAACCAGACAAGTGATTCTCAATGTCACCGCTTGTTAGTACGTTGTCAGTAATCTCTGTACCAAGGCCAGTTTCTACAACATTTACACCTTGTGTAAACCCAGCGGCGGTTATATCAGTGTCTGTGTACCCAGCTATAGGATCGCCATTTTCATCGTATAGCGTTGCAGGGGCTACACCTAACTCATTAGCAATTTGTTCTCTTATCTCATCAAAGGTAACTTCGTTTTGGTCAAAGTATCCGCCCTCTAGTGTCGCACGTCGGGCTAGCTCAGTCGCATCAAATCGACCTTCCAGTGAGTTATCCGCTAAGTTGTTTATGGTCGCAAAGTCAACTTTATAGCCAGAGTCAGGGTCGGCTGGATCGTTAAGCTCAGTGGCTTGCGTTAACCCTAGACCTGCTAGGTATGCTCGCGCCTCATCCTCATCTTGGTTTTGGTCATTATAAAACCCACTGGCTAAAAACGCGCCTTTATTAGTTGAATCACCTTGGCTCGTTATATTTTCAGGATCTACAGGATTGACTCGTTCAGGTAATGCTAGACCTTGCCAACCGTAATTACCTGTGAGTCCCAAAGTCGCTAAATCTTCGTCACTTAACGCATCGACTACGGCGGCGCTGTACGGTACATCTATTTGAGGGCCACCAAAGAGATCCTCGCCCTTTAAGTATGCACGAGCTTCTTCTGGCGATATGGTGGTATAATTAACTAAATCTTCTAGCGTTGTTTGGTCAGGCAACTGCGCTATATTCGCAACAGAGTCTAATTGACCTGACTCGTTTAGCTCACCTGCTGTTAACTGCCGAGGTGTGGGGAAATCAGGATTATCAGGTTGCCCAAGCAACGCGCCTTTTATTACGCTTCTAGGAACCCAACTACCATAACCAAGCTCTGTTTGGAAGTAGTCTTCTATCTCATCAAAATCCAACGTCTGGTCGTCTACAAGCGCATCGACTGCGGCTTGCATGGTTGCAGGGTCAGCATTACGTAACGCATCAATATCAAAGTTAACAGCCGCATCTTCATCAAAGTAACTGTGGGCTGTGTCAAAGTAGTCGCTTACTGCTTGTCGTTCGTTATTTATCGTTGTTTGTGTTTGAGTAACTAAATCTTCGTCAGTTACATACTGTCCTGCCTGCCCAGCAATGTCTGTACCTAACCCTGTATAGCCTAAAAAGTCTACTTCAGCACCTGGTGCGGCGTAGTCGTTGTTACCCAACCAAGTTCTTATATCAGACTCGCTTATAGTGTTATCGGCAACGTTGCCTGTTAACTCTGCGGCTTGGTAACCATCTCTACCTTTTGTATCAACTAAGAACCCAGCCGCTGTTAAGGCTTGATCTGTAAACTCAGCCTTGAGTGTCCCGTCTTCTTCGTATATATTGACGCCTGTTTCAGTAACAATTTGATTACGTATCTCATCGCCTGTTATCTCATTGGCATCCATGTAATCAATAACACTTTGCGTAGTGTCTAAATCTACGCCTAACCCAAGTGCGTCTGACATACCCTCAGTAAAAGGATTAAGTAGTACCTCGCCTTCACCCCTACCTACGTCAAACCCTTTTATATTTTGTAGGTAATCTCTTAAATCTGTGCTACCGGTTATATCACCTTGTACTTTAATCTCACCATCGGCGTCTGGTGTAGCGCCCGTCATGTCTACTAGACGGAATAGGTATGTGTTATACGCTGACACATCGGCATCGGCGGCCAACCCAAGCTCTGTACGTAAATCTGCCTTAGCGTCTTCTAGTGTGTACTGCTTGTCTTCTAAATACGTAGGTACGTCTGCTATAGTGCCGTCTAACGCTTCAGCCAACTCCGCAGGGGTTTCATCGTATAAGCCGAAAGCAGTTTCTGCGTTGGCTATATCACCTGCTATACGTCCTGCGGCACCACCATCGGTAAGTTCTTCAGCGGCTAAGTTAGTTATATAGTCATTGAAATCGGCGGGAATTAGGTTCTCTTCTATACCCAACTCGGCGGCTAAGTCACGTCTTACATCGCTCGTATCGTACGTTTGCGCCGCTAAATAGGTAGTTGCTATGGTGGATATTTGATTAGTGTCAGTTAACTCGGCTTTAGTAGTCCCAGTCATCTGATCTATCATAGTCTGTAGGTCTTGCTCACTAGGTATTGCTTCACCTGTCATCTCAAAATATTCTACTAACCTAGAACGTTTTAAGAAGTCAACGTGCGTGCCAGTGGGATAGTTATCTATTACCACTTGTTCTACGTCTGCTAGGTCTTGCTCGAAAAATGCACCCGCTAAATCATTAGCTTTTTCTGTTGCGTAAATGTCTATACCGTACTTAGAAAACTCAGCGGCTATTCTGTTGTACTCAGCCGCGTTATAATCTCTTTGTGTCTGTAAATCTCTATCGGCAACAAACGTAGAGATGTCGTTTTCTAACGGACTAAACCCTGCGTCAAACGAGTCGATTCTAGTGTCAGTGTATCTACTGATAGGGTCATACCCAAACCTAGCTTCAAACTCTGCCGCTGTTATACCGGCGTTTTCAAGTAAACCTTTTACCTCTCCTGCATCCAATATTTTAGGGGCTACGTAAGCCTCTATTTGGGCAATTACATTTTGGTCTAATACAGGTATAGTAGTTACGCCACCTAAGTTTGTGTTTACGGCATTCATATACCCACGTATTTCGGCGTCGTCAGGTGTGTACCCGTATTTTTCAAACTCTTCTTTAATTGTCCTAAACGCATTTTGCGCCGCAAAGTAATTGTTTACCTGACGCCCACCTGTTGCAAAACTATTAAATAGGCCAAACGTGTTGTTTGTATTTTTTATACCACTTACTGATAACCCTGCGTTTGCGCCTAGTATGTATAAGTCTTTTTCGCTAGGTGTATAACCCCATTTAGCTTCAAAGTTAGTAACTATGTCGGCCAGTTTCTGTGCGTCAGCTACTGTACCGTTTACTCTAAACAACTCATCCACAAGAGTTGATCGGCCAGGTAACACAGCCGTTAATTTAGCTTTTTCTGTAGCCTCATAGTTTTCTATAAGTGTTTTAATATCAGTAATAGGTACAGTATATTTTGTAGGGTCAGCGTCATAATACGCATCTAAAGCGGCGCCAAAATTTGCTTCTATCCACGTTTCTTGATCTTCGTCGTACGTGGACACGTTTATATTAGGATATTTTTTATATTCCTCGTCGCCCCTAGCATCTTTTATAAACAACTGTGTTCTAAGTTGAGATGCGGCGTTTCTACGACGTAAGTTTTGGTTATACTCGTTGTTTATAGTGTCGTTAACTAAAATATCAAATGCCCTTTGGTTTTCAGCTTCGCTTATCAAAGAATCATGTTGATACAAGTCTATTAATCTGTCTTTAAACTGAGCGCGTTTTATTGGGTCATTTAACTCAAAAAAGTTACTTCTAACTGTGTCTTTCTCTAATGTGGTAAGCCTGCGTTCAACCGCATCTTCTCGTTCAACGTCTGTAAAATAATTTAGATCAATATTATTTAACAGTTTATATTGTTTTTTGTTTCCACTCGCGTGTAAATCGTGATCTCCATTATCGTCTAACTTGTATCTGTAACCTAAATACTGATTTATCTCTGCCTCTGTAGGCTCATAAGATTGACCTAATTCTGTTTTGTATTTGGCTATTATGTCTTCTCTTGTATTAATATTGTTGGCAACAAAATTTTGTACAAAATCACTGTTCCCTCTCATACCTATAATTGGATTGCCAAACGCGTCAAGTTTATTAGGATCTTCTACTTGGTTAAATACATAATTATTTAACGTGTCATCCACAGCTTCATTAGTCATCCCCAACGACGGACTTCTGTGCATAGCATAGAATTCTTCTTCACTTAAACCATACGTATCAGTAAATAATCGTTTGTAAGAAGACAATGTTAATGTAGGAGAGGGATCTATACCGTTAAACGTTTGCGCTTGGTCAGCATTGTTAACAAAATAAGCATCGAAGTCGTCGGTACTTTGCATACCGTCCATTACGTTAAGTATGTCACGTCCATTTTTAAATACATAATAGTTAGCATCGGGTACTGACCACCCGTTTTCTACAGATTTAGATATAAAATAATCAAACTGCGCTTGCTCATACTCTTCTTGTTGGGCTATGGGGTCAATCATCCCCGGCGGCAATGCTAGTTGATCAGAGGAAGAATAGGGTGTCTGTAATCTAGCCCTTGCCGCAGGAGTAAAGTCATCATAACTACCAGTAAAACCAATATTAGTTAAAAACTCTTCTGTAGTAGCGCCTAATCCGGGAGAAGTAGCATTTTCGCCAGGATAATCACCGGCGGTTGCTTCATCATACTCCGTGTGCCCCCAAACATGATCTCTGTCGCTCCTATAAGGTTTATTAAAATTTGGAATTTGTCCGCCGGCGTCATTGGTACCGCTTGTCCATATTGGTAGTCCATAACTATCGCTACTTGCCAGGTTTGATACGCCAGTGTTTACTTTTAACCCTTTGCGCGTACCTCCCTCTTCGTCGTACGGGATCCACTGACCATCATCATCTACTGCCGGGTGCCAATACCATGCGGCTCGCCACTGTCCATTTTTATACACATACTGCAACCCGTCTCCACGAGCGTCCTTTTCAAACGGGTGAATCCATATTCCTTTGTAGCCCAAGCCACCATACCCACTATGGTCGACCCCCAAACTATTATTTCTTATGTATGAAAAGGTCGTAACCTCACCATGCTCTGGCTCTGTATGAAAAGCAGGGTTTACTAACCATTGCCAAGGAACTGAACCCGCAGTAAAACGCCCACTTTCAATTTGAAGGGTGCCTGTAAGCTCAGCACTCCATGAACCTACCGCCATTTCTTCACTTACAGGGATAAATAACCCTTCGGCATCCGTAGAATTACCATTATGCGAAATACCTGAGTCGTAGGCGGCATAGTACCGATGATGGTTCTCTTGATCCCACCACTTTTCAGGGGCTGTATTTGTAGGCGCAACGGGGAAGTCCGTTACTTTTGGTGTAAAATTACCTTCACCATCCGCTAAAAGCCCATCTGGGTACAATAAATTGTTTACGTATTCAGAAGTGGGTAACTGAGTAAACCTTCCCGCCCTATGATATAGATTATAGCCATAACCATCGGAATAATATAACTCGCTCCCTGCTACTTCTTCTACCCCGGTTACGTCATACGGATTTATAGTCTTTATTCTAAGCGGTATGCTACCACCGTAAAACGCTTCGTTTACGGTATCTTGGTTTTTTAGTCCGTACTTAGCGCGTTCTCTTGCAATATAAGGCCAGTAAGCCTCATACACAGTCGAGTAATCTTCCATACGCTGTTCAAAATCTGCTTCACTGGTCGCCATCATAACGTACCCAGCGGCATTATTTATCATGGTTTCCATACCACCGAGGGTTTGACCCTTACCGTCTTGCAGGAGTTCAGGTATATTGTTAACATTACCGTATCTATCTTCTATCCAATTTGTTCTTCTGTACTCCATGTCCCTGTCTGAAGGAGCGTCAGGGCCGTATATAGCCTCCCACCCACCAAACATACCTTCACCATTTCTCGTGTTTAAAGCACTGCCCCCGGCAATTGTGACAGGAGGTAAGTAACGTAATCGTTTTCCCCCACTACCAAAATCACTTTGGTAACCAACTCCACCATCAATTACCCATGAACCTTGGTCGTCAGTAGTAAATTTATCCCATACCTCGTAAGCACTAGGCGCATCCGTTATCCATTTTGTTAGCCTTGTGGTCGATTCCATAGCGTTTTGACCTTCTTCAAACGTAACGCTAACTAAGTATTGATCTCCTGTATTTGGATCAGTTATAAGTTGGTTTTCAATCCCTTCAAAAAACTGGTCAGGAATTGATTCGTCGCTACTCCTAGCGCCTGCTACGCCGTCCCACCCTGGCACCATAAAACCTGGTTCGGTTTGCCCTGGTGGAATATAAGGTTCGCCATTGTATATATACAAAAGCCCATCGCTCGGATCTATCGCCGAATACTGTGTTACGGCAAGTGGACTAGGAACGAAGACGAGTTCTTGTATGTTACGAAACCCAGTGTAGTACGGCAACAACTGGTCGTAAGTTAAACTTTCCCAGTTTTCTGGTATAAAATCTGCGGGGTGAAACGAATTTTTTACCGCATCCGGTAATGTATATCCATGTGAATTCCCTGGAAAACTTGGATGGTCAGGAAAATTAAACCCTTGTACACTAAGACCATCAATAGTTGTAAAGCGACCCTCTAACATTTCTCTATCGTTAAGTGTCAGTTGAATTGACCGTTTTACTTGCTCGAACGTAGGCATTGTTACGTCTACAATCGTGCCATACTCGTTATAAGATTTCCAATCAGCTACGGTTTGATTCCCATTACCGGTGCGTGCCCAGTTACCATCTTTAAACTTATATGTGCCAGCCGATGTAGGGTCATAATAAAGTTCATTATTAGTACCAACTGGAAAAGTGTTAAAGTCTGGGTCAATAAACCCAGGACTTGGGCTAGGTAATCTATATATTGTGTCCGCGTAATATGGATCGTTAGCCGCATCCGCTAGTGCGGTAGCAACGTCCCCTGTAATACCAAGTGTTGGTAATATACTGTCTATGGATGAAGCGTTTCCTGTGTATACTGCGGTAGCAATTTCTGGTACGTTTGCTAAAAGAAAATCCGCGGCTAAGTTACCTGTAGGTTTATACTCTAACCTACCCGTAGCTTCAGAAAACGTAGGTATGTCAAATTCTTCCGCGTATGAATTACCATCTTTATCAGTAAGCCACACACCAGGGTAAAACAAAATACCTGCGGTGGTAGCCGTACCTGCTATTAAAGCGCCAAACTGACCTGCAAACTGCACATTACCGGGTATGTTACGTGTGTTGTCCCATTTATATATTAGAGATTCAAATTTATTTGCAATTGAATATTCTTCAACATACTCAGAAAGAATTTCTTTACTTACAACTGCCGCGCCATTTGAAAAAGCGTTAGTGCCGTTCTTTATAAGAAAATCATTGTTTAGTTTACGACCTAAATCAGAAAGGACGTCGGGAGGGATGCCCATTCTCCGCATTGCTGATTGATCAAGAGCGCCACCACCAGCAAAAAACATAGCGGCAGTTAACATACCTGCGTATGTAGCGGTTTCTCTAGCTATCCCCTGCGCATAGTGGTCAGCCATTATATCAATCTGTTGACTTGTCCACGTTACGTCTTGATTACTAGCTCTTCTGTCTCGTAGAACCTGTGCGATTACAGCCTTCGCTTCTTCAAAATTACCCACATACTCACCACCAGCACTTTCTGCTACCTCTAGCGAAAACGCGGTGCCTAAACCAAGAGCCGCGGCGACGTTACTTGATATTTCCGGAAACGCTTCTACCCCTTTTTTAACAGCAACACCCGCCGCGAACGGCCCTAATTCTTCTACACTTTCTTTAAATAGAACTTCCGCTATAAACTCTGTAGGGTACGCTTGGTAGTTGTCACCGAATATAGCCATGGTGTCCCATACAGTCTCATTTATGTACGGTGTAGCAGGGTCGTCTACCGCACGTTGCGTTAGATTAATCGGACTAAAGGCGCTGTTCATAGCCTCTAAATTAGTTGCGTAGGTCGGGTCAAATTGATTGGCAATAGTAAGTCTGGCGGCTTCTGTGACTTGTGTGGCTACGTCAAACCATTTATATACTGGGTTATCTAAAATCTCCTGTGCATCCATATTAATGAAATACCCAGCGCCTGCCACAAATGTGTTTTGTACCCAACTAAGTAGCCCCTCCGCGCCAGCTAGGGTGTACACATCCGTCATACGCACTCTGTCCCACACATCGTTAAAGTAGTTGTTTATATCCAGTTTTTTCTCTTCTACTTTAGCAATATTAGCTACGTCTGTTATTATCTGTCCGCCAGCGTTTCGTTTGTAATCTAAACTAGCGTAAGGCAAAAATTCTCTAGGTACGTCCTCTTTAGTGTTGTAGTACACAAACCTATTATCGGGCGCGTTTTGTTGCGAAAACAAACTTACTACGTCGCCATTAGCGTCTACATTTACCTTATATTGTAATTCTGCTCCAGGAACATTGTTTAACATGGCAGTTTCAGTAGCGTTTGCTGAAGCGTTCGACAACACGTCTATTGTTGACCACCACCATTTTTTCCCAACTTCGGCACCGCTAGCCATTTGTTCATTTATAAACGCTCGCCTACCTTGATCGTATTCAGCTTTTGATTGGTAAGCCGCGCCTGTAGCTTCTGACCAAGTTTGAAACCAGTTACCTAGTAAATCACCAGCGGTACTAAAAAATCCAGAAGGGTCGCTGTCTGCTAAACTTGCAAACGACACTCCGTTAGTTAATAGTGTTTCACGTTCACCAGTAAAAGGGTTAAACTGATATTGAGCGCCTGCTGTGGGGCTAGATACGTATTCTTGCTGTCCTGTAACAGCATCTAAACCTATACCACCGTACAACAACAAATCATTAAAATAGTCGTTAACTTGTTGCCCTGAGTACGAACTTATTGAAGCGTCTAGCATCAAAGGTGTAGCAACAGGAGAAGGAACTGTGTTTAGTTGATTTACATATTCTTCAAGGCTTAAACCAGAAGACTGCTGTAAGTAGCTATTAAATTCATTATCTACAAACATTAACCCGGCTACATATTCCTGGTTAGCATACCGCTCTACTCTAGCGCCCTCTACAAACGTAGGTATTTCATTGCCATCTTCATCAAAATATTTGTACTCTGTAATACTGTCAAATTTAAAATCACCAAGAGCGTCATAAAAGTTAGCGTTTATATAGTTATTTATGGATGTGTTAAGTGCGGCTCGTTTTGTAGGGTCACTCTTTTCAAAAGCGCTAAGGTTACCCTCTCCGTAAACAGTTTCTATTGTGTCGTATTTAAACCTATTTATCATGGACTGCTCTAAAGCGTCCCTTTGAGATTGACTAACAAGGTAATTGTTCGCCGCCCCTGTCGCTAACCAATGCTGTTGCGCGGTCATACCCGCGTCTATTTGAGGGCCGTACAAATTAGTATAAAAAGTTTCATCAAAATCTGGCTGTATTACTTGCACATAGTCACTTTGCAGTAATGTTTGTAACTCTGCATCAAAATAATCCCCAAGAGAATCGGTTTCGGCGTACAAAGCGTCTCTGTCAAGTTGTAATTGCGTCGCCGCATTTTCATACGCTTGCTTATATGGCGCTAAAACACTTTCGCTGTTTTCAAGAATGTTTTTGTTTTCCGCAACAAATGCGTTCCATTCAGTAATAGATTCTTTGTAGGTGTTTATCATAGGCGCTATTTGCGCGTACGGCGCGTATTCTCTGGTTACGCCTGCGGCATCTACGTATGTGGGTGTTAACTCTCTGTATCCTTCATAGGCTTCTTTATGGGTGTTGTATGCGCGTGCAATATCCCCATCCGCCCCCTCTTTTATGGTGTATATTTTTTTGTCGGGATTGTTAGGATCGTCTTCTACAATGACAGCATCAGTATATTCACTAATGACCCTAAGCATTAATTGCCCTTCTGCGGTACTAATTACAGCTTCTCTAGCTTCGCGTTGGCTGGCTAACTTATCATCATGCTGATTAAGTACATCTACTAACGGTGCTCGTGCTTCACTTAATTGCGCGGCGGTTACGGCAGTGTTTTGCGCGGCTAGTTCTACGGCTTCTGTTTTACCTGTAAGTCCGTCTAGTTGACTTAACAAACCTTGAACAATTGATGTGTTTTGTATCGCATCTTTTGTAAAATTGAACAACTGTGCGCTACTGTATTGATCTAGTACTTGGCTAAATGATTGCTGTGATATAAGTGCGCTTTCCGCACCGAAACCCATTGTGGTTATGGCCGCCGCACTTCGTTGCACCGCAGGGGCAAGAAACGCCATAAACAACCTACCGTCGTCTGTGTTAACGTCAAGCCCAGTGCCTGCAAAGACTGGCTCTATAAGTTCTCCTAGAGCTTCCGCTGTTATTAATGATTCAAAAGCGGCTTCAGCGAGTAAAAAATCGGTTACTTCTTGCCCTTGTAATTTAGCTTGCACGCCTCTAGCAAGTACGTTTTGCACTATGGCTGGCATGGTGTTGTAAACTTCTTGAGCTTTAAGTGCAAGCCCATTTGCGTCTGTTCTTATTGAAGTTAAATCATCAGACCCATCGGGCAAACTGTTATACAAAGGCTGGCCGTCTGTCGCAATTATATTGTTTTTTGCCCCTTGTGTTTTGTCCGTTTTAAACTGATAACCATCAGTTCGCTCGTCCACAAAATTCATTACTGCATCGGTGCCCATTTGAGCCGTTTCAAATATAGCCCCGGCAACAAACCCATCTGAAAAGCTATCCCCTTCTAAAAGAGCCACTGAACCTTCCGCAAGGCCCGATGTAAATATTTTACCCGTGGCCTCAGTGAACGTCGTTATAAATTCGCCAGAAATACCTGCCGCTGTTAAACTAGCTTCTAGTCCACCTGCTACGTTCGAGGCTATGTCAGAGTCTAAAATACCTTGGGATATTTGTTGCCCTACGGCAACTTTTGCGCCCTCAAGCAAGGCTTCATCCCAATCAGCGCCTTGGTCTTTTGCCGCCGCCGCTGTTACAAAAGGCAATGCTGGGGGGTAAATAATAGCGACGGTTAGTTTTGCCATGTCCCATAACGAATCGCTAAAGTCCATATTTTGACCTGAGTAGTACAGGTAAGCGTCTAGGTACTCCCATGCAGGCTCAAAAATTTCTTCGTTAATCTTTCGGCCTAAATCTAATGTAAAGTCTTCAAGTCCCCCATGAAAAAGAAATTCATCCGCGTCTTGTAGAAGGTCACCTACAAGCCCACCTTTTCCTGGCACGAAACCAAGAAAATCGTCTAGTACGTTATCTTTAAAGTCGTCTAGCTGTTCGCCAAGCCAACCGCCAATAAAACACATAAGCTACCCTTGTACCTTATATTTATATAAACCACCTAAGTGTTGGTAGTTTAATTTTGTTAGTAAGTCGTGAGTTTTGTCCGTATTCACACCAGTAGAAACTCCAGAATATATTTCTTTTACTTTATTAAGTTTAGCAAATTCAATTAACTTTTCTATTAACTGTGCCGCAACGGGGCCACCACGGTATTCTTCGGCAACATACCACAAATGATCACACAAACGTCGTTCAGCGCTAAAATAAAATGGCACTATTTGCGCAATTACCATGCCTACGGATGCCCCATCAGCTTCAGCCACGAAAACACAAAAATCGTCATGTGTGACCGCTAGTTTACCGAAACGCATGACTCGTTCATTGTCCCAAGTAATGTCGGCAAAAGCAGTTTCTTCGTGCATAATTTTACCTAGCACTACAAATGGCTCTACGTCCGCTAGTGTAGCCTCTCGTATCTGCACGTTCATTTTGTTTCACTCTCACTAAATTCAACGACGGCAATGTACACACCACGTTTCTTTTTATTTTCACCAATACCTGATTTAAACCCCATATCGTCTAATCGCGGAATTAGTGATAGAAAAGAACGCAAAAACACTTCATTTCGGCATATAAACATTATTGAAGAAACACCACGTCTTCGCACTTTACGTAAAAATTTGTAGATATTAGTAGGTAATTGGTTTTCAACATCTAAATTATACACGTAACAAGCCGCACGTTTGGTTTTCTTTGTGGCGTTATACAAAAACACAGTGTTATTTATTTGTATAGTTGTTGTACTGGGGTTTGACATGTGACCCCCAATAAGACCTAACGCCATAGATATTCCATCATCTTCGGCAAGCCCCGCGTTGTTTATAGCTCCTGTTACAACATCGAAGTTTGATAATTGTTTTTGTTTACCGTCTACCAATTCCATACTAATCTGCTCTTAATTGTACAAATATTGTGTTGCCGTTATTAGAACTTATTGCATCATCTGACGTAGTAAATGTCCATTGTACGTAGCTACCCACATCAGCGTAAGACATTAGTTGTCCACCACGCCAGAACCAAATAGTATGTAATTGTCTGCCGCAGTGCAAACTAAACTAGCTACACCACCAGGTACTATATGTGGGTCATCTGTCCCCACGGTGGTAACTGCCGTACCAGTGAGTATTTTAAGGGTTTGTGCCGAGCCACTGCCGTTTAGGTCAAATATTACGTTAGCAGAGCCAGCATTGCACACAGTCCATGTAGCGCCCACATCACCTGCGGCAACGTCTGGTAGCTGTATGGTGCAGTTGCTAGAGCCTGTAAACACGACCTTTTGGCCTCTGTAATCAGTAAATACAGCATGTGCAATAGAAGTACCTGTTACGACCGCGCCTGAACCTAAAGCGCCTAGCTCTAAAACACCGCTGTTATTTGGCAGTAAAATGGTGTTATCTTGTGTAGGGTTTACGCAAAAAAGAGTCGTATCATTTGAATTTGAAGAGGTTCCCTCAAACTGAATATTAGAGTTTAACCCAAAGATAAGGTCATTATTAGCAAGTAATTCAAGGCCGTTTTTGTCTAAACGCATTACAGGGTCTTCCATAACCCCTCCAGCTATAGCATAGAAGTTTAACTCGCCATCTTCTGTGCCATCAGTCTCGTCATCTATTTCAGCATATATACCTGCGTACTCTATCTTTTCGGGTGTACCGGCATCGTTGTTACCGTAAAACTTAATTTTGCCTATATCGTCGCCAACTGCTGGACTTGCTGAATTACGATACAAAGATAAAGTTGGGTCACTGTCTGCATCTGCGTCTGTGCTAACAACTTCTAACAAGTTGTCGTTTATTACTACAGAACTGTTAAAAGTTGCTGTAACAGTGCCTCCGTTGTCTGAAATAACAAACTCATCACTACCGTCATGACGCACTCTGAAGTCACTTAGGCCAGTACCAGCAAACACTCTATCAAGTATAAAACTATGGTCACGATTAGAATCACTATCTTGAGTAGCTTTAATAGTTAGAAAAAGGTCATTAGCAAACATAGTAATGTCTTGGTTATCGTCTCTACCTACTTTAAGTAATGCCGCCTCTGAAGTGTTGTTAAACACACTAATAGTCCCTGTTGCCGTCACGTTTGTAGTGTTTAGCGTACCAGTAGAGGGGTTGTATTCAAAAACACCAGTATCGTCTAAAAGCGCGTTTGACTCGTTATGAAAAGCAACAGGGAAGTCCGTGTTTGCAGTGCTGTCTGTGACTGTCACAGTAGAAGCTAAAGTGGCGGTTGTGGCGTTGCCTGTTAAAGCACCTACAAAAGTTGGGGCAGTGACCGTGCCAGAGACAGTTAAATCACCATCAATAGTGGGGTTGTTTAGGTTTTCACGGAATTGATTGTCTATCTGGTTAAAATACAGGCGTAGGACGCTGAAAGTCCGTTGAAATAGGCTTTGGTTGTACTGTTGTGGGGGTGAAGGCAGTACGGGGGCTTTAAACTTTATATTGTTCGCCATTAGCGCCTCCCGTCAGGGCGCATATCAATACGTGGGTATCCTAACTGCCATTTTACTCCTAGCTCGGTGGACTCTACTTTCAACGCCATCTGTCTACCACGTATACGTGTGTTTATCTGTGTGGTAAAAGGTTCTACTGTGATAGTAGTGCTTTTAGTAACAGCGCCTGAATTACTACCGCCCTCAGACAACGGGTCGTTATACCCAGAACCAGAACTCTTTAGTGGGTTTAGCGTCAATGTAACGCTAGGTGCGGTTGCGTCAGACCCACTAAACGTTAGATCAGGTAGCATACGCCACACAAACGCCATATTATTACCATCTTCTATATCAAACTCGCCAGAGGTTATGGACGCTGTTATGGCTACAGAAGCGGCGGTTTCGTCGTCATCGTTACCTACTTCATGCTCAACAATATTTTTTGTAGTAACTGTAGCGGCAATGGGCGCACTACGAATGCCTGAATCTTCCCAGGCGGAACGTTTTATGTCTGTGCCGTGGTACCACAGGTTTTCTAGGTAATTAAACACTACGTACCTGTCGTTCTCTTCGGCGCCATCTTTGGGGTAAAACCACCACACCTCGTTAAACGCTTCGTTTGTGCCTGCGGTAATTTGCTGTAGTTGGTTATTGTTTATGTCGTTAAAGATGTGCCTATGCACGCTAGAGGGTAGGGGTTTAACATTACCATCATAGGTATAAAACTTGTCTCTACCCATCCAAAATGCTATGCCATTAGCGTACGCAACCGCATTAGGGCTTGCTATGGATATATTCTCACCGACTAACTGTGCGCCCCAACCGTCACCACCTAGAAGCTGTAGGTTGTATAGTGCGGCATCTGTCCACACAAGTATCTCTTGGCGAGCCTGCACCGCAGTAATTATTTCGCCACCCCTAGATAAACGCAAACTGCCTGAATTGTTGATTGTAGTGGGTGCCCAATCGCCAGAGTCTTCTTGGTCAGACCAACGCAATAGTAGTGGGTCTAAAGTATAAGTAGTATCTAAATACTCCGTTGTACCAAAACAGAACACAAATCGACTAATGTCTGAAACCAGTATCCTGTTTGCTTTAGCCGGTACACTGAGTGCGCCAACTCTACTTGATAACAATGTAGCTCTGGTGGTTAAAGCATTATCGCCATCCCAATAAAACAACGGCCCCCCACGAGCAGATAGGATAAGATCCTCACCAAAGTTAGCTTGGCTCCACAGACGTATGTTAGAGTCAGAGGTAAGCCCAGTGCCGTAAGAACCGCCGCCCCACGATCCTGCACTGTACCCACTTTCGGCTATCTGTATTTCGTCACCAGAGTTTATTTGGTACGTAGCAGTTACAGAACTACCTCCACCAGTAGCAGGCGTGCCCCCAGAAGTAGAACCTACAGTTACAGTGTACGAATCACTAAAAGCAAAAGTTAAAACAGCATCGGTAGTAAAGTTTTTACCTGCGGCTAGCGTAACTTCTGTGCTGTCTCCACTACCACTAACTCCTGTTACACGCTCACTAACAGCCGCCGCACTAGAATCGGTTCCTGTCATTAACATACCTATTTCTATAGCGGAGTAAGCGCCGTCGATAGTGTTTATTGTTACGGGATTACCAGTAGAACCATCTGCTTTTGCTGTAGCTATTGCATCGTTGTAGGCTATCTGAAATTCTTTATCTTTAAGATCCGCTTGGGCTATAACATTGACTGTAGTTATAGTGCCCCCAAACGTAACAAAATCACCATTACCGTACCCACCGTTAGTGTCTATGATTCGCACTGTAGTAGAGCTAGCTGTTGTAATTATGGGGTTAGCGGCTAGAGTTATAACTGCTTGAAAGTGTAAACAAGTATCCGCAGTAATGCTTTCAGTGGCAGATAACGTTATTTCACCTTGGTTAGTTACTGTGGCTACAGTCACGCCGTCTGCAATATCTTGGAAAGTCAACGCCGCGCCTAACGCAAGAGATTTTGTGGCGGCTAACTCTATGTTAAATTGGTCAGTTACTGTAGCTACTGTAGTGTTTATCGCCGAACCACTAGCATCTGTGCCAATTACAGACATGTGAACCCGAATAGTGCCTACATTGTTCTCAAGCGTAACCCCTACAACACCAGAAGTTGCGGCTTTTACAGTAGCGGAGGCAGGCACGCCTGTCACAGTCATACCCGTGCGAATAGTGCCTACAGTATCTTTTAGTGTGACTGTAGTAGAACCAGAGGTGGTAGCTTTTACTACACCCGTGGCTTGGTCAATAGGAGTGATGTCGTTGTACACACCACCAGACTCAATATAAAACTTGAGGTTAGTGCCTATACCTATATACAGCTTACTAGCGAGAGTACGCCAGGTGCGGATAGAGCGTGCAATACCCTGAAATGTGTTCTCAGATAGTTTTTTCCACCCACCTATCTTTTCTGGCAAGCCTTTACGAAACCGCACCTTGTCAGAGTCGTTCCAACCTTCTTCAGCGCTATACCTAGTACCTTCTTTGTTGATACCCGGTTTTAGCTGTATCTTGCTTAGTGGCATATTTATTCTCCATCAGCAAGCATATTCGCAACACGTTGACTACGTTGGCCTACCTGGCGGGCGTAGTTGCTGTCTAACAACTCTGTGCCAGCACGTTCGTACTCACCGTTTTCTATAAAGGCAATGGTTTTTTTAAACTTCTTAAACGTAGCCATACCCATGTTAAACACAAGGTTAATCACCGCTTCTTTACGTAACGGGGTCAATTCGGCGAACCAAAGGAACTCACGCGTACACTCACCTGCACATCGCGCTATGTCATTGGCAAGGAGCATCATGGCCTCATCTTTAGTGATTCCGACCTCCTGTATATTTCTCCCAACGCCAATGGTCAGCTTGTCGGCGCTACAGCGGTAGGGCTTTAGCTCCAAACCCTCGTCTATAACTAATTGATCTTGCAGTCTTTTTAAGTTAATCATCTTTGCCACCATGACTTGCTCCAAAATAAAAACTGACCACTGCCGCGAGGGTCGATGACATCGCACCAATCAGCAATGACGGTATGGTGTCTGATGCCTCTGGAGGCGGCGATACCGTTATCAATACCGCGTAGCCTGCAAAAAGTAATAAACAACCAATTGCAAGTATTTTTGGTGTCCAATCTCCCTTATGAGCTTTTCTAGCGTCCTGTACATCGGCAGTCTCCAAGGCAAATATGTCTACATCCATCTGTTTCATCTGAGCTTCAAAGTCTAATTCAGCTTTCTTTATCTCAGCAAGTTGCTCTGGTGTGGCGTTCTGCATAGCTGTAGATATAGCCTTAGCATCAGTTTTACAGCCTAATACGGCGGATATAGCTTGTGCGGCTGTGCCACCTAGTGGCCCTGCTAATGCAGTACCTAATGTGGGTGCAACTGCACTAATAACACCTTTTAATGCGCCAAAGTTCATAATTTACCCCAGTGGGTTGCTGTTGTTTTTTAGCCTGTCCAGTTTGTCAACAAGCCTTTCAATTTTGCTGTTAAGCGCCTTAATCTGGCCTTGAATAGTCGATATTCGACTTTTATTAACCTCGATGCCGCTGTCCAACGCGCTTGTATCACTACCTTGTACTTCGTTAAGACCGCTTTCAAGTCGTCCAATAGTTTGCTCAACATTGCTTATTTGCCCCTCTATAGTGGCTATTGTGGCTGATAAATGCCCCACATCGCTGTTATTTTGCGTTACTTCTAGCGTAGTAAGACGTTTCTCCATAGTACGGATTTCCTCAACATTATACAGTTCTGACATAGAACCTTCCAGTTGGGCTACTTTTTCTTCCATTGTGGCAAATGTCATGGCGACACCGCCTAAAGCACCTAAAATACCTATCCAAGTGCCTATTTGTTCTGCATCTATGTTCATTGTGGAATTACCTCAATTAATGGGCCATCACCATTGGTGGGTAAGAATTGAGCCTCGATACTGCCTATATCAGCCCAAAAACCGTTTTCAACACCCACTGATTGTCCTGCCCATGCTATGTTAAGTTGGTCAAGAAGCATCTTATCTATACCTACTTCTGCACCATCGTAAAATGCCTGAACAGTCTCGGTAGCCTGAGTGACAAACGTAGTTGATTCAATGATCGCCCCGGAGTACTGTTCAAGCATGTTTTTGGTACGGCTAGCTACTACCATGTTTTCAATACTTGCTTGGTAAGCATCTCTTGTTTCTTGCTTAATAGCTCGTAAATCGTTGTCTGTAGCGTACTTTTCCATACCTATTTTGGTAGATTCGTCAGCGGCTTCTATCTCAGCGGCTATAGCAGTAACAGTTGCAATGACTTGAGCTTCCTCAATCATGTTGTTTTTCTGCTCTTCAAACTCGACCTGTTGAGTAATTATCTCATCTTGGATAAGTAAACCAGTCAAATACTCTTGGGTAGATTGCTCTAAGGCAGTTTGGTACGCAGAGTTAAACGCATCTGTCTGCGCTTGCGTAACGTGGTACTGCTGACCTGTGGTGGGGTCTACAATGGTTGTAGCGCCAGTAACCATGTTAGCGGCCATTTGGCTAATAAAGTTGTCTTTCTCAGGCCCAATTAAGTCATTTATGGTTGCGGTTTGAGTTTGTAGATCCGTTTGGTTCTCGTGATCGGCTAGCACGGTAAATGAGAGGCTCATCAGGAACCATGTCAGGGCGATTTTTATAGAAAGTATACGCATCATCACCTATTAATCCTTGATTTACGGGACACGGAGTCCCTGATTCATAAAGTGCCCACCACACGCGGTAGTCTTGGCACATGACGCTCACAGCGGCTACCTTTAGCCCTAGAGCATTTAACTGTTTACTGAGCTTTAGGCGCTCACATGTCTCATCTTTTATGGGACTACCAAATGCTAATCCAAATACTTGTGTTTGTACACCCGCAGATCCACTAAACGTACACACATCTTGGTTATAACTAGGGCTACTGGGGGCAACAGCCGTGTTTACTGGCGTACCCTCCTGCGAAACAGTCGTAGATGTCCTGTTATCAATGGTTTCGGCAGACTGCTGGTTATTAGACCCAAAGTCGCCAACTGTTGCGTCCTGCGGCTCTTGAGCTAGGCTAAAAGAGCTTGCCAGCAATAGCGGTAACAAAAATAGCCGCATATAACCCCCAAATGTACTGCTCTATCCTAATAAACTTATTAGATCCGTCTTCTAACCGCTTTTCGATAGCGTCAAGCCTAGTAGCACAAAGGGCTTCATGTTTCTCTAACTGAACCAGAACCTCGCGTGCAGATAGGCGAGTCACTGTGTTTGGGTTCTTAGGTCGTCCGCGCTTTGCCATAATTAATCCTTAAACTCTTGTGATCTGTGTGTTGGCCCTTGCCCGCGCACTACTTTATCTGAAGATGCGCCCCATAATCCTGTTGCTTGTTCGTA